AAAGGATTGGACTACTACGGTCAAGGTCTCGCGGGTGAAGGGCTGGTCAATAGAACCGTTCGTGAAGCACGAGACATGGCAAGAGGCCAGATCACAGAAGACAAAGTGATCCGTGCGAACGCTTGGGCGCAACGACACGCAGTCGACCTAGATGCACCGAAGAACTCTGATGCAAGCAACGACCAGTTCCCTGGTGCGGGTGCGGTCGCACACTACCTGTGGGGAATCAACCCGCTCAACCCGCAAGCGGCACGAGACTGGTTCGAGCGTAAAGCGAACGCGATCAAAGACGAACGAGGATTGTTCTCGTTTCATCGCGCCAAGACTGAATACTTTGCTAACATTCCAGGCATGGAAGACAACAAGGTTGAGACACGCCGCATCAATGTCAACGAGTTTGAACTTCGTGCAGGTCCGACAGGCGACGGCATGTCGTTCACAGGTTACGCAGCAGTCTTCAACTCAGACTCCGAACCACTACCGTTCATCGAGCGAATCGCACCAGGTGCATTCCGCAAATCGTTGAAAGGTCGCAACACGATCAAGATGTACATGAACCATGACTCGTCGATGCTTCTCGCTTCGACACGGTCAAAGACTTTGCGACTTGAAGAAGATTCAAAAGGTTTGCTTGTCAACGCTGATCTGCCAGACACAACTGTCGGCCGTGACCTGAGCGTCCTGATGCAACGCGGCGATGTTGACTCGATGTCGTTCGGATTCTCGGTTCCTGCCGGTGGAGACAAATGGTCAGATGATGGCATGACCCGCGAACTACGCCAAGTTCGTCTGCACGAGGTATCAGTCGTGACAGGCTTCCCTGCCTACAAAGCCACATCGGCTTCGGTTCGTTCTCTTGACATGCTCGCCGAGCGCACAGGCGTTGACGCCGACAAGCTCGCCGAGGCGATCACGATGCTCGAATCTGGCAATACTTTGTCGGATGAGTCGGCTGATCTGTTGTCGAATGCGGTCAGCAAACTTCGTGCCGAACCAGCCAAAGTTCCTCACACGGTTAACTTGTTGGCGAAAAAACTTGAACTGTTGAAAAACTTCTAGATTCTCGTCTATAGTTCATTCTGTCGGTAAGCGTCCCGCTACGACTAGAGATTGGTCAGCGTCCCGCGCCATCGGAATACAACCTTCCTGCGCATATCCAATCAACTACTACTCATGGAGAAATCATGAAACAATTTATCGAACAACAAATGGAAGCCCGTGCAAAAGCATGGGAAGCCGCAAAGAAGATTCTTGATGTTGCAACCGCAGAAAAGCGTGACTTGACAGCAGAAGAATCACAGTCATATGAGCGCATCAGCAAAGAACTTGAGGATCGCCAAGCAACAATCGAGAAGCTCCGCGCCGATGAGGCCCGTGAACTTCGTTTGGATGCAGCAACACGCGAGTTCGCAGACCAGGTTCGTCCTGTCGCTGACGCACCACGCGGTGTTCGTTCAGATGCCGATGTCATCCGCTCGATGGCAAAAGGCGAGATCCGTTCACACTCGTTTGAAAAGCGCGATGTCGTAAAGACTTCGACTGGTTCACCAGTACCAACATCGTTCTACGACCAAGTCATTATGCTTGCTCGTCACATTGGTCCGATGCTCTCAACTTCAACAGTTTTGAACACGGCATCAGGTGAGAACCTTCAGATTCCATCGATGGCTCAGTATTCAACTGCGGCAATCACTGGTGAAGGCACAGCAATCGCTGAATCCGATCCAGTATTCAACTCGTTCATCACCTTGGGTGCATACAAGTACTCATTCCTCGTGCAACTCTCAACAGAGTTGATCGAAGACAGCGGTGTTGACATCCTCGGATTCTTGGCAACCGAAGTCGGCAACGAACTCGGCTACCGAGTCAACGCAGCATTGACAACTGGTTCAGGCACAAACCAACCAAAAGGTATCGTCGCAGCAGCCGCTGCCGGCGTAACTGGCGGAACGGGTGTGTCGGGTGCGTTCACAGCAGACAACTTGATCGACTTGGTCTACTCGGTAGACACAGCCGGTCGTCGTTTGGCTGGTTCAGGCTTCCAAATGAACTCGGCATCAATCGGCAAAATGCGCAAGCTCAAGGACACAGCAGGCAACTATGTGTTCCAACCAGCACTCAGCGCAGATGCACAAGACTTGCTCCTCGGATACCCAGTATTCGAGAACCCAGCAATCGTTGACACAGCAACTAGCGCGAAGTCGGTAATCTTCGGACACCTTCCTTCGTACTATGTTCGTCAAGTCGGCGGCATCAAGTTGGATCGCAGCGATGACTACGCATTCAACGCTGGTCTTGTTACCTTCCGCGCAACAATGCGTGTTGATGGCAACTTGCCACAAACATCACATGTCAAATACTTCATCGGTGCATCAAGCTAATTCGTTAGCAAGTTAAACCGAAAACAGACATGACAGTCCGCAAGGACTGTGACTAGGATTAAGCCTCGGCAAGGTCGTGCAGGACTTGCCGAGGCTTTCCTATCTCTGCACTAAACTTAGGAGGATCATGTGGGAAAAAGTAATCGTCAAGGGCATACCAGTCGAGATGCCAGGAGCATTGGCGGAGAGATTAGTCCGAGCGGGCGTAGCGCATTACTTGGAAACATCCGACCTACCAATCCCGACCGACTTCGAATCCTCTGGTATTCCAACGCACCTTGGGCAGCAACCGGCTACGGTCAGCAAACCGCGCAAGTCATCCAAAGGCTCGCGAAAGAAGGCCACCAAATAGCAGTCCATGCAATGTACGGACTCGCTGGTTCGTCATCAACTTGGAACGGATTCAAGATCTACCCACAAGGACTCGCCACATATTCCGACGATGTGGTCGTCGCGCACACGATGGAATGGGCGAACCAAGATCTGACCACGCCATCATTGTTGATGACTTTGTTTGATGTGTGGGTCTTGAAATCCGAATCTTTGAAACAACTCAAGAACATTGCGTCATGGGTTCCGATCGATCATCAGCCAACGCCACCAGATGTGTTGCGATTCTTGCAGCGCGACAATGTGAAACCGATCGCCATGTCGAAGTTCGGTTCACGCATGATGGACATCACAGGACTCGAGCATCTCTATGTTCCACACGCAATCGAATCTGTGTTCAAGCCGACCGAGTCGATGACTTTAGCGAATGGTACGAAGATGACTGGCCGTGAGTTCATGGGCTGGGAAGAAGACCGATTCGTTGTCACGATGGTCGCAACGAACAAAGGTTCACAGCCTGCCCGTAAGGCGTGGGCCGAGAACATTCTTGCGTTCTCAATCTTTGCCAAAGACAAACCCGATGCGGTTCTTTATCTCTACACCGAACCTGATGGTGCGATGGCTGGAATCAACCTGCCAGTTCTGCTTGATGCTTGCGGTGTAGAAAAAGACCGATACAAAGTTGTCGACCAGTACGCCTATCGGCACGGTCTGCCACAACAGATGATGGCTGCGATGTATACCGCATCCGATGTGTTGCTTGCCTGCTCGATGGGTGAAGGGTTTGGCATACCAGTTATCGAAGCGCAAGCCTGCGGATGTCGGGTCATTGTCTCAAACTTCACTGCGCAACCAGAGCTGGTCGGTGATGGTTGGACGGTTGAAGGTCAGCCTTGGTGGGATGCGGCTCAGCAATCATGGTTCTTCACACCGAATGTGCCTGACATCGTGAAATCCCTTGAGGCGGCGTATGACGCGCCTAGAGGCCGTTCTGAGGACGCAATCACCCATGCCCTAGGGTACGGAGCCGACGCCGTATTTGAGCAGTATTGGAAGCCCGCTATGAAGGAGTTGTCCGCATGGTGCCGGTCGTAATCATCCCAGTCCTAAACCGATATGACCTACTCGAACGCTGCTTAGATTCACTCGACTTCCCAGTCGACAAGATCATCATCATCGACAACGGAGGCAAAATCGAAGAGGATTGTTTGGTGATGCCACGCCACAGTCGGCACGGCAAAACCTACATCTTGGACATGCCAAGCAATCTTGGTGTGGCGACATCTTGGAATCTTGGTATCAAGATGACACCGTTCGCATCTGGTTGGATTCTTCTCAACTCGGACGCTTGGTTCATGCCGAACAAACTTGAACAGTTTTGGGAACAGTGTTACCCGAACGAGATACATCTGACAGG